CCTTCATAATCATCTGACACAGAAATACCATTTAACACAACTGGAATATCCTGTGAGATATTCATCTCAGGAATAGCATTTACTGTAAATGAATACTCAGGAGTAAACAATGGTAGGATCTGCTCAATAATAGCCAGACCATCCTCTGTTCCCTTAGTTAGAACATACAATGAGAATTCAATGTTATACGGAACAGGAGAATATATCGCCGATAGAGTTTGGTCTTTATAACATTGGATTTTGTTATTCCTATTGACCATTCTACTGGTGTCATAGTTATAACCTGTAATCTCAAATGCCATTCTCGGAAGAGTGATATAAGTATGACCAGTTAAGGATGGATCTTGATCCAGTCTTGTAAGAATCTTTTCCTTTGGACCAAAGGCAATAGGTACAGAGATTACCTGCGCCTGAGCACCAGAAGCAGGATTCCTACGGATTACTTTAATCTGACTGAAAAGAGCACCAAATCCAATAGTGGTCTTTTTGATGAGTTCATGATAGTATGGAGTCGAAAACATCAAAGTTCCCCGAATGGATTATTGACGTCAAACACGAAAGCATCTGCCTTTTGACGTAACAGACTATTATCACCGAAGGAATCTGGTTTCTCTGGTTCATTAAGAGTTACGTCAGTACTCTTATTTTCCATAAACGCATCGATATCAGTAACACCAGTTTCCATAATTTCGCTGCTGTATCGGAACAGTTCTACTGTCAGTTTGTAAGTATACAACTGACCTAACTGATAGAATGCATCTTGGTGCTGAACAAACATAATCTCAAACAATCCACCTGTCATCGGAAAGTATAGTAAATCACCTTCAGCTGGTCTTTGGGGCAGAATCGTTTCACCATAGCGACCAACTGCCTGAACCCAAGTTCTTCTTGCCACAGTTAGAGTGGCAGACTGTTCCATCATCAAACCAAACTTCGAGGCGAATGCTCCCTGTCCTTGGAAGCCACCATCACTGTTCTCCATATACATAACGATAGGATACGCATTATTAAAACGACTAAGCCTATCTTCACCATACAGATCTTCTTTACCGACGAAACTTCGTGGGATGTACATAAAATCCACGCCATGCATATTGATGGCTTCCGTGATCATAGATTCGATCAACAGATTCTCATTCCCATATACGGAGTTATGCAGACGTAAAGTCATAAGTTTATTTTATGAGTTGGATTTAAGGGGTATAATTCAACTGTGACTATGAGGTTTAGCCCATAAAGAATTCTAGTGGCGACAACTGACTCATAATCTTATCTTCAATGTCAGCCTGCTCAGCCTTGCCTTCTTCGTACAGTGACTGGCCATCAATAGTCACCCCACCAGGTAATTGAATACCCTGATACTTCTTGACATTGGTGCCCCATTGTTTCTTAAACAGAGCAATGTTATATTCTTTGAATAAACGATCATCCCAAAGTTTAGGACTAGCACTTGGGTCTAAGGCAGTATACACATCAAACAGAAGGTATTGACCAGCTGTCAATCCAGCGATACCCCAGTTCTGATCAATATATAGTTTGCCATTTAGTTTATTAAATCTAAACTGCTTCTGTACATTAAGCAGGTTATCAATTAGAGCAATGTGACTCATAGCCTGTTGGTAATAGATTAGACTTGTGCTGGTCAAATCTTTCAGGTCATTCATTCTCAACTGATATTGCAGGTCAAAGATATTAACAGAACTAGAGCCACTGCTAGTTGGGTATGGGAAAATACGGTTAACACTCCAGATTGTATCCGGAAGCGCGATATATTGATTCGTTACGTTTTGTTCAGTTACTTCATGCTTGTAGTAAACTTTCTCGATACCATCAAAGTAGTATTCGCGAAAGAATGCCAGTGCTTCATCAATCCGATCTTCTGCCTGTTCATCAGCAATATCAATTGTGATTAGTGGAGCACCAAGTGCCCTTAGTGCGTAATTCTTTAGACCTTCGCGATTAGTTACTGCCATAGTAGCCCCTATAATTATCTTGTATTTAGCGTGTTATGCTGCTTGTTCTAAGACCAGTTGTTTGATGGCATTCTTACCGATATTATAATCCGGAACAATTCTAAGAACATATGTTGCTGTTCTTGTTTCAACTGTAGTCAATGGACTGCCCAATGCATAAGATCTGGCTGTTACATAAATCTCCAGATCAACGATATCTGTTTGTTTCTCATACTGGCTAATCTCAACCTGTTCTCCAGTAGGGAAAGTTATGGTCTTACTGTCCACTAAGAGATTATTCTGTGCAGTGAAGTAATCCTTCGTAGGGATGATCGCGTCGAGGGATTCTACGAAGAAGAACAACTCAAGATCGTAAAGAGATGTAATCATTAATCCGCGAACCTCTACGAACCCAGTGGTATAGTCTATTTTACCAATTGTCTTTAGTTTCTTCGTAGTTCCAGGAGTAATCTCTTCATAAAGATCAATTAGTCCAGTGCCATCATCCTGTAGGAAACAGATTACATTTTGCTCGGAGTAGAATTTATTTGAATAGAAATTGTTTCCTGCGCTATCTCTCTTGACTGTAGTATTGAATCTAACATTATAATTAAAGAATTCATTAAACTGTGGAACAACTTTTCTGTTTACCATAAACGTAGATGCCTGTGCGTACACCTCTGCTGGTGTATTTGCAGTAATAAACACATCTGGTCCAATGATAGAATACGAAAGAACATTTGCTGGATTATCATTGAAGAACACCGATGTAATCTCAGTCTCTAATAATGGATCAAAGTCAGCTGTTATTGTATAGGTCGCGGCTGGGGCAGATTCAATGTGCTGAGCAAGAACGACGCTAGATAGTGGAGTGAATCCAGGAGCAGCATTTCCGGCAGGAGAACCTTCTGTGTTTCCATCTAAATCTAACAGCGCGGTTACCGTTGCTGCGCAATTGATGATAGCCTGGAAATTACTAACAAACGCAGCGGATGACTCAGAAGTACTAGTTGAGTCAGTTACAGAAGCAACTAAAGACGCAACAGAAACTTCTGTTGACGAAGTGGAGTTAGTGTCAGCTCTGGTTGCGCCAGCAGTCAGTAAAACAGTTTCTGTTGATGCAGTAGCAGTTGTTTCTGCTATTGGTTCAAAATCTATTATTAAAGTGTTTTCTGACGATGTCGCCGCTACTGTTTCTGCTCTTGATGTAGTTGTAATTACACCAGAGGCTTCTGTAGTTGCAGTAGAGTTAGTATCAGATCTAGTTGCACCAGCTACTAATGTTCTATTTTCTGATGACGAACTGGCAGTTGTTTCTGCTCTCGATGTAGTTGTAATTACACCAGAGGTTTCTGTGGAAGCAGTAGAACGAGTTTCTGTTACTGAACCACCAGCTGTTAATGTAGTGGTTTCTGACGAAGCAGTAGAGTTAGTATCAGATAAAGTTCCACCAGCTGTTAATGTAGTGGTTTCTGTGGAAGCAGTAGAGTTAGTATCAGATAAAGTTCCACCAGCTACTAATGTAGTGGTTTCAGTAGAAGATGTAGCTCTTGTTTCTGTTACTGAACCACCAGCTGTTAATGTAGTGGTTTCAGTAGAAGATGTAGCTCTTGTTTCGGATACTGTTCCACCAGCCGTTAATGTAGTGGTTTCTGTGGAAGCAGTAGCTCTTGTTTCGGATACTGTTCCACCAGCCGTTAATGTAGTGGTTTCTGTGGAAGCAGTAGAACGAGTTTCTGTTACTGAACCACCAGCTGTTAATGTAGTGGTTTCTGTGGAAGCAGTAGCTCTTGTTTCGGATACTGATGCAGAAGTAACAACACCAGCAGTTTCTGACGAAGCAGTAGCTCTTGATTCTGCTATGCTGGCACCAGCCGTTAATGCGGCAGTTTCTGTTGATGCAGTAGCTCTTGATTCGGATAATGTAGCAGAAGTTACGACACCAGCAGTTTCTGTTGACGCAGTAGCTCTTGTTTCGGATACTGTTCCACCAGCCGTTAATGTAGTGGTTTCTGTGGAAGCAGTAGAACGAGTTTCTGATACTGTTCCGCCAGCAGTCAGTAAGGTAGTTTCTGTTGATGCAGATGAGTTTGACTCAGATATTGACCTAGCCGTTATTACGCCAGAAGTTTCTGTTGACGTAGTAGAGTTAGTGTCAGCTCTTGTTGCGCCAGCAGTCAGTAAGGTGGTTTCTGACGAAGCGGTAGAGTTAGATTCTGATACTGAGGCAGAAGTAACAACACCAGAAGTTTCAGTAGAAGATGTAGCTCTTGTTTCTGCTATTGATCTTGCGGCAACAACACCAGCAGTTTCTGCTGAAGATGTAGCTCTTGTTTCTGATATTGACCTAGCCGTTACTACACCAGAAGTTTCTAAAGATGACGCAGTGACGGCATTTTCATTTAACGCAACATCAAATACTCTGCCTATAGCAGATATTGCATTTGATGAAATTGCGTTAAAACTTAACATTTAATTTTCTTTATATTATAACACGGTCGGTAATGTAATTGCTTTCAGATCATCAACTGTCTGTGCAGATTCAATCTCTGGATTTGCAGGAGCATCTCTAAGAAGTTGTTTCTTTTGCACTATACTTTGTTGTAATGCAACATCACCAGTTTCAACTGCACGCATGAATTGAACATCGAGAGCATCGAGTAATGGTTGACGCTCTTTTCGAAATTGTTTGCGCCGAATATCTTTCGCTTTATCCATGTTAATTACAATCATACATTACCTTCTCTTTCTGCAAACCAGGCAGCATGCCCAATACCATAACCATCTGGAGATGAGAAATCAGCTTCCCAGGCATTACGAAATGTTCGATCTGTTGGGATATCTTCTACATTAATGATTTTATAAGGGATTCCCGCCGGAACATCTTTGCGAGCCAGTTCTTCAATTGTTAAGTCAGAATTCAATGCTGGTGTAAGAATGGTAACAATACCATTTTGTTGTGGATAAATAATTCTTAAATTGATCATATATTTCCTTATCTAAAAATCGCAGCTGACATATACGCTCTATCTAATGACGTATCATTGGCTGCTTCAAAATACACACGAACATAATATACTGTCTGCTCACCTATATTAGCAAATCCATCATTACTGGTGTCAGATGGCGGGTTTGACCCAATGCCCCATCCAAATAATGCCGCATAATTAGTATCTGGCATAGCTACCGAGAAATTTATTAAATATATACCAACACCTTCATCGGCGACAGTACTTACATTTCCATCGCCTCTAATATTACTAACAAAAACACTTAATGTACCACTCACAGTGGTACTGGCGCTGGTAACAATTGTGAAAGTATTTGCCCCAGTAACTGTGACTGTATAACTTCCAGGAAAAATAATTATCCCAGAACTTGCGTATATATTATTTCCAGTAATTAGCCCATGCGGATTTGTAGTAGTACACACAGCAGTTGTGCTTGGTGATGTTCTCGCAAACGTCGTAGTTCCTCCTACAAAAGTTCCGACTGTTACTCCATTGAAATTCACCCACGCTCTGGCAGAATAACTTGGTGCTGAACCTGATGCAGTAGAAAGCGCATCAGTTACTCTAGCAGAATCAACTCTAACGCCATAAGTAGTTGTTCCATTCCACCCCATAAGTGTTGGATAAGTAGCAATCCATGCAGTTGCTGCATTTGTGTTGCTTATTGCTCCACCTTGTGGACTTGTACTATTGGAAGCATCAAATATCGTATGGTTATTTCCATAATGCTTCCACATTAACTGGCCAGCTACTGCGGCATCAGTGACACCTTTATAGTTTGTCCTTGTAGTTGAGAATGTAGTAGCTGTACCTGCATTACCAGTCAACGCAGCAGTAATAGTTCCTGCTGTAAAGTTTCCATAACTACCAGCTGCGTCTGCCTGTAGGAACTTACTCGCCGCTGCAGTAATGAATACTTCTTTCGTACCAGCAGAGAATACTACAGCGGATCCGGCATTACTAGACGCCAATACAGTTGTTCTGGTGATTGTGTTGAGAGCAGAGTATGTGCCAAGTCCTACTTCCCATTCTGACCCAGGAAATGAAGCAATAGCATACCAGAAAGTATCACTGGTCGCGAGTACAGATGAGAAATCTCGGAACCCACTCAATGACGCAGATAGAACGAACGTGCCAGTACCAGTTGAGGTACTTGTTTGCCTAACGCGATCTGCAGTAATATGTGCCATGGTTCTATTCTAGTAATATACTAATCATATTTAGAAATGAAAAGAGCTGCCTAAGCAGCCCTAATCAAAATTACTATGCTATTAAGCGAAAGTAATTTGTAGTGCACCACCAGCGAATGACACGGTGTTTCCTGTGTTAACTGTTTGCGACACAGTCAATGCTCCGTGGAATAATAGATTTCCTGCACTAGCAGCATCTAGGATACCAAAGTGAGTTACAGTTCCCCAAGAACCAGAAGGAGTCGCGAAAGTAATAGCTGATGTATTAGCAGTAATTCCAGTGGTACCAGTAGAAGCAACTGCAGTTCCTGACGCCTGTGTATTGTTCCAAGCAGATTGCGAAGAAACTAATGATGCTCTTGAATAGTTATTCGTACCGATAGTAATCTCAGTACCACCACCTGCATCAGATGGGGCTGCTGTATACAGAGCAATATACACTGTACCTGGTGCGGTGAACGCAGTTGCTCTGAGGATGTGATCCACAAGTTTGTTTTCTAGATAGTTTGACATTGCTGCCATAATTATATACTCCTGTTAATTTCAAGAAGACGTTCCAATTCCTGTATTCTATGATTGGATTCTCTTACTTGTTGCATTAGATGAACATTCTGTTCATGAATTTCGGCAATTTGACTTCTTGCCTTGGTTAGTTCTTCTGCGAGAAATTGAATTTGCTCGAGAAGGCTAGTTATTTGTTTCTGTTGTAATGTGCCTACTGATGTAACTTCTTCGATTTTGGTTTTCTTGAAAAACAACCAAGCACCGAAAGCCAATGTAGATATACTTATTAGAAAACTCAGGAATCCGGAGCTTCCGTTAAGTGTGTTGAATGCGGTAACTATTATGGTCTCCATGTTTCACTCAATATTACTGTATTTATAAGGAATGCCACAATATTAGAAACACCAAGAAAGAACACTGGTATTGCCATAATAGATAACGGCTGCGAAAATGTCAACCAGATCCAAAATGATCCTGCCAACCAGGATAAGACTGGACGACAGCAATCTAGTTTAGGGAAATGAAGTAGAGATACAATATACACCACTCCGAGCATAAATGTCACCACGCACCAGAAACCAATATGATAAACATTAGGAATTAGGTTGAAGAACAACATAATTGAACAGATAATAAGACCCACTGCTGAGGGAAATTCAACGCTTCTTGTATCCTGCGGCAGTAGATTTCTTATTAAGGTTTTCATTATACGGTTTATGGTGTCTGGGTGCTATCTATTTATAATAGAAATCTTTGAATTGATCCATCTAAAGATTTGATCTCTTCGTAGATGAGGATCTGCGACTGGTCCACACCTGGATTATCTTCAATTATTTGTTGTTTGATTCCTGCCACATCAGATTCATTTGGTGTGGCTTTGTAGTGATTATTGACTGGGTCAAAGACCAGGTATTGAATATATTCATAATGATTTGATAACTTTAGTGCTATTCTGTTTGAGTATAAATCTCTGGCCCATTTGGCATATCCAGTATTATTGTCTTCCATAATCTGTATACCAATAGCGAGATCAATACCAATACAATTAAACTCTTCGGCAACACGCTGACCATCAGCACAAACACCTACAGCGTCAAGTATTTCTTGAGTTAAAATAATCATATTATGATATTGTAATAACTGGAATAACTGGAACAATCATTTCATCTAAAATACCGGAGTTCTCTTCCTCTATAGAAGCAACTCTGGTACCCAAGGTTGTCAATAAAAGAGTCAACGCAGATTCTTTTGTGAGAGCCAGTGCTTCCGTTGGAGTAATATCGACCTCAACGAAACCATTATTTATAGAAGTATATATGAAACCTTCTGTATTTTTTGATGTTAGTTTCCAGTGAATATTGCAAATAGGAATCGATCCATTTTCATAATCAACTGAACAATCTATTCTCGGAACTTCCCAAACATGTACTTTACTCATTATTGTTTCCTTAATAGTAAATTATTACTCGACCACCATTACTTGATGAACCATAAGTGCCGCCCCAACTACCACCACCATTAAATCCAGACATACTGTATAGACCAGCAGCTGTGGAAATAATATAGTTTGATCCGCCTGCACCACCAATGCTGCTTGACAAAGCACCGCTAGTTGCACCACCACCTCCATAATACCCACCGCCACCACCGCCACATGCACCTTTGCTTGCAACTCCATCACCACCAACTAAATACCCACCGCCAGAAGACCCGCCCGCACTTTGTGTTCCTGGCGTCGCGCCAGACGATGCAGTATTAGCAGGAAGGGCACCACCAGCAGCTGCACCATTCTGTCCTCCCCCACCACCACCAGCTATTACTAAAGGAGTTGTGCTGCGGAATATTCCAGAATACCCGCCTCCGCCACACGCAGTATAAGATGTTGATGCGGTTTCTCCTCTACCCCCACCATTAACTGCTGCTGTAGTATAACCTACTACAGTTGTCGCAGCGCCAGCCCCACCAACACGAACAGTTAGTACTTCACCTGGAGTGACGGAAATCAATGCCTCAACCAGACCGCCAGCAGCACCTTGTGCTCCACCTCCACCAACACAGTTTGTATATATTTGATAAATTCCTGCAGGTACAGTAAATGTTCCTGACGCAGTTGGTGTTGTGAATGTTTGTGAAGTAGTAAAACTAAACCCATTCTTAAATGTTACTCTGGCATATCCAGGACCACCATTAGATCCATTGCTGTATATGTCACCACCATTCCCGCCACCGCCAGCACCTCCGCCACCATGGATTCCTGCGGTGGTGGCAGCACTAGAACTTCCATTCTCACCATACGCAAGTACAGATTGCCCACCGTTGCCACCTGGTGCGTTGCCATTTTCAGATACAGTACCTGCAGTTCCAGGATATGCAGTAGTACTAGTGCCAGCAGTTCCAGCAACGTCTGGTTCAATTGAGCCACCACCTCCGCCACCTCCACCAGCGATAGAAGTTACAACTGTACCATTAATAGCAAGAGAAGTAGTGCCACCAGTGCCACCAGCTGTTCCTTTTGGTGTATAAGGATTGGCAGCAGTAGATGATGCGCCGCCTGTGCCGCCTGCACCAACAACAACAGTGAATGACAAACTGGTTGCTGTAGTATTTGTGCCAGAGGCATTTGTGTGATTCCCACCGCCTCCCCCACCACCAGATCCAATGGGGTCACGATTCGGTGCAGTAGATCCATGTGCGCCGCCGCCTCCCCCACCACCACCAACTAGAAACACACTCCACTGATAATTTCTAATAAACCCAGTTTTATTGGGAATAGTGACTGTATATGTTCCTGCAGTTGTATACTCATATGTCACACCACCAAGCCATTTTGCACCATAAAAATTATTTAGTGATATAGCCCCACTTGCAGGGATTGCTGTTTGGACACCACTAAGATATCCAAAAGAACCAGCAGTAACGAATGATCCACCAGCGTAAAACTCATTTAGTGACGCTGCATTTGCCCCTGCTGTTACACCTTCTAATTCAGTCTGAAGATTAGCGAGACTGATCGCGCCTGATGTCGGTACTGGCATTATTTATTTTCCTTTAGAGCAGCTACTTCTGCTCTAAGTTCTTTAATCGCCTCAACCAGCAATCCAACTAAATTTCCATACGCAACTGATAGATATTCACCCTCAACAATTGCTTCTGGTAATATTTTCTGTACGTCTTGCGCAACCAGACCAGTTTCTTGTATTCCACTATCAATACGTGTATACGTGTACCCAGTCAATTGCTGAACTTTATCTAGAGCATTTGGAATCTGGACAAGATCTTTCTTGAGACGAATATCTGAAAAAGCAGTAATGTTTCCTGACGCAACAATAGTACCAGCTACTCCATTGGCAGTACCGACACCAAGACTTGCTAACGTGCCAACACTGGTTAAACTAGATGCTGTTACACCAGAAGCCAATGTAGCGCCTGTTAATGTACCAGCAGCAGCTGTCACCGTAATGGCAGCTGAACCATCGAACGAAACTCCATTGATAGCGCGAGCAGTCGCGAGTACTGTAGCTGATCCTGCGTTACCACTAACTGTAGTCTGTGCTGGGTGAACGTGATCTGCTCTTGCTGCCGTGGTTCCTACTCCAATAGCAGCAGTTCCAGCCACGACAGGAGTAGTAGAACTAAGACCTGTAATGCTGTTGAAACTAGTACCAGTCACAGTACCAGTCACAGCCAATGATGCTAATGTTCCAACGCTAGTTAAACTAGATGCTGTTACACCAGAAGCCAATGTAGCGCCTGTTAATGTACCAGCCGCAGCAGTTACAGTAATATCTGCTGAGCCATTAAACGAAACACCATTGATAGTTCTGGCAGTCGTTAATGTAGCAGCTGAGCCTGTTGTACTCTGATTGAGAGTCGGAATATCACCTGCAACAATAGTATCCCATACAGGAGCAGTACCATTAGTGCCATCACCAGTTGAACGTAGGAATCTCTTAGTGACAGTAGTGTTCGGAGCTAATAAAGTTGTTGTATTGGCTGCGCTCTGATATGGTATTGAGCCCAATAATGTCGTAGCATTTCCACCAGCCAAACCAGCAGCATATCCATCAATACTAGTAATACCAGTTAAACTTTGCGCAGCACTGGCGCGGTTAATGGCAATACTGGTTGTACCAATAGAGAATGTTTGTCCGGTAGTTGCCAGAGTACCGCTTGTTGGTAATGTAACACTTGTTGCTGCTGATACTGTAAATGTTGTTCCAAAGTTTCCACTTATAGTAATTGTACTTGCGGCATTGTTTGCAACACCTGTACCACCAGAAGCAGGACTTAACGTTGCTGATAAACCACCAGCAGTGCCAGAAACAGTAGTCTGTGCAGGGTGCACGTGGTCAGCTCTTGCTACCGTGGTTCCTGTTCCAATAGCAGCAGTACCAGCTACGACAGGAGTCGTGGAACTCAAACCAGTGATACTATTGAAACTTGTACCAGTAGCTACTCCAATTGATGGAGTTGTTAACGTTGGACTAGTGGCGAATACAAGAGCACCAGAACCAGTTTCATCAGAAATAACACCTGCTAACTGGGATGATGTAGTAGCAGCAAACTGCGATAGATTTCCAGTACTAAGAGCTACTGTTCCAGTTGTAGCAGGGAGAGTCAACACTGTTCCTGTTCCTGCAATAGCAGTTGGAATTATCTGAACAGTACCACTGGTTGCGCCAGGTAATGTAACACTAGAAATACCAGTCAAGGCTAAATTGGCACTAGCTCTATTCAATGCTACTGAAGTGGTTCCGATAAAATGTGTATCTCCCGCCAGAGCAACAGTACCAGTTGTAGCAGGAAGAGTAATTGTTGTTGTTCCAGCTGTGGCACTTGCTCTGAATGTAGTAGAACCACTGGTAGATCCATTATAAACGATACCAGTTCCACCAACTGTCATTCCACCAGTGAAAGAAGAAGCAGTAGAGGTAGTTGCACCACGACCAGTTACTGATGCAAGTGTATCTGCCTCAGCTGTTAAGTAAGTAGCTGTTGTAACTCCAGTTACGTGACCGAAACCATCAATTGTAACTGAAGAAATTCCAGCACTTCCTTGTGTACCAGTCAACGTTGATGTATCTGCGTGAGCGATAGTTGAAGCAGTTCCTTCTCCAGCAACAGAAGAAATTGTTAATCCAGAACTGGTAGTTTCTACTCCAGGAGTTCCAGCGGCAACAGTAGCCACGTAATTACCAGTAGTATCTGTGCCAAGGGCAACAGAGTCAGCAGCAATTGTAGTTGCAACAGTAACTGTACCTGATGCAAGATCAGTTAATGTTGTGTTTGCTGTACCAGTTACGTCACCCGTTAACGTGACTGTAACAACAGGGTCTGGTTTATTAAGAACGTCTGCCCATTCTAGGTTAGCATCAATAGTTCCCTTTGTTCCACTGAATACTTCTGATGTATTTGTTGCGTCTGGGACGAATGTAAATTTACTTGTTGAGTCATCGTATCCAAAGAAACCTACTTTGGCAGTAGTACCATTATGCCAACGGAATTCAATACCACGATCTTTGTTATCATCTGATGCCGGAGCCGTATCTCCACCAATAGTAAAGATGGGATCGTCAACTGTAGTAGTTGTTGAGTTGACTGTTGTTGTAGTTCCATTAACTGTTAAATTTCCGCCGACAGTCAACGCTCCACCAACAGTCAATGTTGCTGTACTTGGTTGGAAATATAATCCACTAGATGATATTTTTACTGGGGTGTTTCCAGTAGTAACTGCGCCAAAGTGGACATAATGTGTTCCAGCTGACGCGCTGTCTGCTGTTATCGCGACGTTATTTGCATTAGTAGAATTAGTGGCATTGGTAGCTGAACCAACTGATAAACTGCCTTGAGAAGTCCAAGTTGGTGTAGAACCTGCTGCTGATGTTAAGACTTGTCCTGCAGTTCCGACTGCAGTAAATGCATACGCAGTTCCGTCTCCAAAAGCAATGGCGCCAGCTGTAGGGGTTGCACTTCCAGCTGTACCACCTCTTGCCACTACCAGAGTTCCTGTGCTGATATTAGCTGTGTTGATAGCAGTAATAGATGCGCCAGATCCAGAAAACCCAGTAGAGGCTAAGATACCAGTACTTGGATTAAATGTTAACTTTGTACTAGATACTCTGTGCGCTTGATTGGATGATGTGCCAAGAGCAAACGAAGGATAATATGTTGCGTTCGTCGCTGTATCATCAGTTACTACTAGATTAGTTGCATTCGTCGCCGTACCAGTGAGAGCAGCAGTAATGGTTCCTGCTGAAAAATTACCAGAGGCATCTCTCTGAACAATAGCCGAAAATGTGTTTGCGCTAGTCGAGTTAGTCCAAGTTGGTGTAGAACCTGCTGCTGATGTTAAGACTTGTCCCGCAGTTCCAACTGCAGTAAATGCATACGCAGTTCCATTTCCCACTGCAACTGCACCAGCGGTTGGTGTGGTTGTGGTATTTGTTCCGCCATTAGCAATAGCTACTGTGCCAGTAGATACGTTCGCTGCTGTTCCAGTAATATTGCTATCGAGGAATGCGATAGTCTTAGTGGCAGATGCCTGACGAATCTTTAGAACACCAGTATTATTCCAAAAATCACCAGCAACTGGTGAGGAAGGATCCGCCGTTCCTGTTCCTAAATTTAGACTAGCTGCAGTAGCTGTTGTATTACTTAGGGTAGTCTTTCCAGGGACAGTTATGTTTCCAGTGGCGTCAATTACTGTGTTCGCGCCAAGAGAAAGACCATCTTTGATTTTGAATGTCATTTCCTCGTCCCTTCTTTATGAATCAGAGGTAGTTGTTTATTATTTAGAGGTTAGATCATTCTGCGGAATTTATAAGTGTAACTGGCTGATGCTCTTGCGACAGATGAACTAATTTGTAGTGTCATATTTGGAGAAGCAGCACCAGCTGGATCTAAGTCAGTATCTGTTCTTTCAACTTTAAGGAACAGATTACTAGTTTCAGCACCAGATGATGCTCTGTGTAGAATAATTTCGTCCGTTACCACAGAATTGATATCAGCGCCATACCAACTCATAATACCAGTATAATACTCTGTTCCTGTATTTACTTGGACCATATATGAACCAGTCGCGAGCTCTGCGAAATTAACACTGGTACTAACCCAAGAAGTGGTAACAACTAATGTTGCATCAGTAGCTGTGTATAATTGGTCAATGTTCGTGCCAGCAGATGGCGTCAAACCACCATGAGTCAAAGTTCCTGATACTGATATGCTGCTTGACCATTCTGGTAACGTAGCACCAGCTGTAAGGATTTGTCCTGTCGAACCAATCGTTAATTTTGCAGTATTATCTACTGCGCTCTGATATAATATTGATCCAGCTGCGCCACCCAAAACATTTGCTGCTGTAGAAGAATTACCAGCAGTTAGTGCATTTGCTGCTACCCAGGTAGGAGCAGAATTTAATCCATTTGATTGCAGTAAATATCCAGATGTTCCTGGCGCGACATATGTAATATTAGATGCATCAGATGCATACGCAACACCACCTCGCTGATCAGTGTTCAGAACTCCACCGACATTAACTGTAGCAAAATTCATTCCATCAACAGTATCTGCATTTAGATTCGTTACTCTAGTAGTTGATGTTACTGTGAGTGGTGCAGTACCAATAGCAACAGTAGACGTAAGAGTTGTTCCTTGCACACCAGCGGAGGATGTTAACGAACTAGCACTCAATGCGCCTGCGTTCACACCAGCAAGAGTAGATGTTCCGGAAACATTTAATGTTCCAGCAACCACAGTATCACCAGATCCTGCTGCGATAGTAAACTTATTTGTAGCAACAGCAACATTACCAGCAACACCTAATGTACCTGCGATTGCAGTATTACCACTTAATGCAGTTACATTAAACTTGTTAGTATTAACAGAAACATCACCAGTGACTGCTAGAGTAGTTCCGATTGTTGCAGAAGTACCAACAACAAGACTAGAAAGAGTTGTCACACCAGTAACATCAAGAGTACTATTCGCATTTAATGTAGTAAACGAACCAGCTGCTCTAGTTGTTCCGCCAATGATTGCATTATTGATTGTACCACCAGAGATAGTAGCGGTGTTTATTACTGGACTAGTTAATGTTTTACTGGTTATTGTTTCGATTCCAGCAATAGAAACAAAATCAGCATCACTTAGCGCAGTATTAAACTGAGCCAGAGTTCCTAATAATGTATTACTCGCCAGATTGAGTGTCTTATTCGTCAGCGTATCAGCACCAGAAGTAGTGGCGAAATCGGCATCACTTAGCGCAGTATTAAACTGAGCCAGAGTTCCAGTTAATGTATTGCTTGTTAGATTGACTGTCTTATTAGTTAATACGTCAGTTGTTGCTTTACCAACAAGAGTATCTGTTGCTGCCGGAAGAGTCAGAACACTAGTACCAGAGATAGCTGTTGGTTGTAATGTCGTCGTTCCAGAAGTTGAACCAGACATTACTGCGTTATTGATGTTTATATTCTTAGATGCATCTCTAACTACTATTGTAGATGCAGTATTTGCTTGGTCTGCTGTAAAGTCATCAACTCTATCTGCGTTCAGATTCGTCACTCTGGTAGTTGATGTTACTACGAATGGAGCAGTTCCGATTGCCACTGTTGATGTAACTTGACCGCTAAATGATCCAGTAGTTGCTGTTACAGCAGCAAGAGTAGATGTTCCTGTTACACCAAGAGTTCCGGTAATAGAGGCATTATTTCTTACAGTCGTTGTTCCTGTTACCGCACCAACAGTGATTGTTGTCGCCGCTCCTCCGAGATTTAATGTTGTCGCTGTTGCGTTGATTAAATTAAACGTAGTTGCAGTAGTCGTTAAACTTGCACCATTAACTGCCAATGTGCTGGAGAGAGTAGTTGCTCCAGTAACATCAAGAGTACTATTCGCATTTAATGTAGTGAACGAACCAGCTGCTCTAGTTGTTCCGCCAATTATTGTGTTATTGATTGTACCACCAGAGATAGTGGCAGTGTTTATTACTGGACTAGTTAAAGTCTTACTTGTCAGTGTCTCTGCGCCAGCAATAGAAACAAAATCAGCATCTGTGAGAGCAGTATTAAACAGAGCCAGAGTTCCAGTTAATGTATTGCTCGCGAGGCTGAATGATTTATTTGTCAACGTATCAGTTGTTGCTTTTCCAACCAGAGTGTCAGTCGCAGCTGGAAGAGTCAGAACACTAGTTCCAGAGATAGCTGTTGGTTGTAAAGTAGTAGTCCCAGAAGTCGATCCGGACATTACTGCATTACTAATGTTTATATTCTTTGACGCATCTCTCACGACAATAGCAGATGCAGTATTTGCTTGGTCTGCTGTAAAGTCATCGACTCTGTCTGCATTTAAGTTAGTGACCTTAGTTGTTGACGTTACAACAAATGGAGCAGTTCCGATTGCCACTGTTGATGTAACTTGACCGCTAAATGAGCCAGTAGTTGTACTAAGTCCGCCAGATAGTGTAGATGCGTTAGTTACTGTTAAAGAATTAAGGGTAGAAAGTCCACCGGAACTAAATGTACCCAACACAGCAGTATTACCAGTCGCTGCAGCGACTGTAAACTTATTGGTATCGACGGCAACATCGCCAGCAATAGCAGTATTACCAGTTGCTGCGGTAACAACAAATTTGGATGCTCCGATTGTTACGTTACCTGTAACGCCTAATGTAGTTCCTACTGTGGCTGCATTAGTTACTGCTAGAGTTGCATTACGGATTGTGGCAGTTCCAGTCGTAGCACCGATAGTAACCGCAGTACCTGCCCCAGCAAAGTTCACTGTAGTAGCAGTTGCGTTAAGTAAATTGAATGTCGTTGCTGCCGTTGTAATGTCACCACCATCAACGTTAACATCACCTGTAGTTGTTAATGTGGTGAACGCACCAGTAGAAGCACCGCTTGCGCCAATTGTGATATTGTTTATTGTACCGCCAGTGGCAGTAATACTTGGGATCGTTGTCGTTCCAGTGAAAACAGCATTATTGATTGGTGCTTTTAATTGAACTTCAGCATTAATACCAAATAGATTATTATCTAGTTCATCATTCGTTAATGGTGAACCCTTGAATGTAGTACTTACATTCGCTGCAGGAGTTGAACTTTTACGATAAACTAAATTAGCCATTTGATTGTTTCTCTAACAATTTTGTTAACATTATTTCGATGTTATCCATCTTAGAAGATAATTCGTCCACTCTTGCTTCTAATTCTCTGCTATTATTTAGAATAGCATTCATCGCTCTCTTTTTCTTTTTATGTTCATTAAGAGCAGAGAGGTCTGTGTTTACAAGAGCCTTCGAGTACGGGTCTCGTAAAAGACCCGGAGCATCGATTACTTTCAAATAATTATTAGTCATCTAGAGCCAATACTCGTAGGTCTTTGATTTTCGGAACTTTAACAGTATTACTTGACAACATAACTAATTTAACACTGAAGGTTCCAAATGTCTCACCAGTAGAAAGAGCTACTGTATTCGAAGATACAACATACGGTGCTTTGTATTTATATTCAGCGAAGCCAGAAGAATTGGCAGAACCAACTGTATCAAGAGTCATCGGGATCCAGTCATTATCTTCTAGAAT